GGCTCGCATCGAGCCGGGACCAGCGCTGCGCGCCACCCTGCCGGCCCTGTGCTGCGCCGCAGCATGGTGCAGGCCAGGCGGGGAGGGGAGGGGCGCGGCAGAGACCCCCCGGCCAGGGCCCGCGCAAAGTGTGAAAGTGTGTGGAGCCCCCGCACGAAATTTTTTTTGCACTACACTTCGCGGATGTTCCGCGACCTTCCCATCCGCGCCCGCGAGCTAAAAGCCACGCCCGAAATGCTGGAGCGCATATACGATGCCGCTCGCTTGGGTTTGCGTGGAGAATCTCTTGCACTGGCGGCAGGTATGTTGCCTGCAGAACTGGCGCGCTTGAAGATAATGGACCCGATAGCCGAGGTAGCGGAAATGAAGGGCCGGGCCGACAGTGAGATGGAAATGTCCCGTGTGGTATTTGATGCTGCGCAGGCTGGGGATAGTAAGGCGGCGCTGGAGTTTCTCCGTCACCGGCACGACTGGGTAGCGAAGACGAATGTGCAGGTTGACGTGAATACCCAGATCAGCGTGGTGGCGGCGCTGGAGGCCGCGAACGGCCGGTTGCAGCGTGGGCTGGCGGTGGAAGTGGAGGATGCGATACCCGTGGAAAGAATAGGCGCCGCCGTTCCGGTGGTGTTAGCTGCCGGTGAACGGACTGCGGCAGTAACGGCGGCGCCGCCCCCGCTGGTGCGGGAAGCGCTGGTAAGATAGCCGCGCCGCCGTCGCCTGCGGCGCTGCCGGCCAAGGAGTCTGTGTATGCCGAATGCCCTGATGAACGATGACGCTGCTGCGATGTACGCCACGCGGTACACGGGGCCGAGGCCCGACAGGCCGGTGGTTAACGGGCGTGCGGTGGTGACGGCGGAGGAGCTGGCGGATTTCCGGCGGTTGTTCGGGGCGGACAAGACCCTGCGGGATTTGCTGAATGCTGACAAAGCGCTGGTGCGGCCTGGGACGCCGTCGGCGATGGACCCCCGGGCGCGTGGGATGCAGGGGGCGAACGTGGCGCCGGGAATGCCTGGGGTGATCCCGGGTGGTGGCGCGGGGCCGGCGGCGCAGGGTCGGATTCCTGGCGAGGTTGAGCGCAATGTGATGAATGCGCTGATGGCGCTGGGCCCGATGATGGGCGGGGTGCCGCGGGCGGCGAATGCGATGGGTATGGTAGGCCGTCGGCCGGGGCCGGGCGATTGGAGAAGTAATCCGCCGCCTGGCGCGGATCCGGCTCGGTGGAGTGAGATTGTTCGGCAGATTGAACAGGCGTATCCGATGACGGCGCCGCGGCCGTTGCCGGGTGTGACGCGCTGATGCAGAAGCCGATATACACCGCGACCGAGGAGCAGGCGCTGATGACGCGCCTGTGGGAGCCGCGTATTCGGGACGACCCCGAGGCGTTTGTGTTGTTGGCGTTTCCGTGGGGGCAGCCGAACACGCCGTTGGCGGCGTTTGACGGGCCGAGGCGGTGGCAGCGGCGGGTGCTGCGGATGATGAGGGATCACATCGGGGCGAACCGTGGGCAGTTGGAGATGGACACCCTGCGGGCGGCTGTTTCCAGCGGGCGCGGGATTGGGAAGTCGGCGTTGGTGAGTTGGCTGATTCTGTGGATGCTCTCGACGCGGATCGGCAGCACGGTGATGGTCAGCGCAAACAGCGAGGCGCAGTTGCGGGGCGTGACGTGGGGTGAGCTGACGAAGTGGTCAGCGATGCTGATTAACAGTCACTGGTGGGAAATCAGTGCGACGAAGCTCATGCCGGCGCAGTGGCTCACGCAGATCGTTGAGCGGGATTTGAAGAAGGGCACCCGGTACTGGGCGGCCGAAGGCCGGCTGTGGAGCGAGGAGAACCCGGACGCTTACGCGGGCACGCACAACATGGACGGAATGATGCTGGTGTTCGACGAAGCGTCGGGCATCCCAGATCCGATCTGGGCGGTGGGCGCGGGGTTTTTCACGGAGAACATTCTCGACAGGTACTGGTTGGCGTTCTCTAACCCGCGTCGCAATGAGGGGTATTTTTTCGAGTGCTTCCACGCCAAGCGGGATTTCTGGAAGAACATCCAGATCGACGCCCGCAGCGTCGAGGGCACCGACCAGCGGGTGTACCAGCAGATCATCGATGAGTACGGCGAGGACTCCCGCGAGGCCCGCGTCGAGGTGTACGGGGAGTTCCCCGCTGCCGGCGAAGACCAGTTTATTGCGCCGCGCCTGGTGGACGACGCCGTAAAGCGGCCGGCGTACAAGGACCCGACCGCACCGATTGTGCTGGGCGTGGACCCTGCGCGCAGTGGCGCAGACGCGACCGTGATCGTGGCCCGTCAGGGGCGTGATCTGGTGGCGATTCGGCGGTACCGGGGCGACGACACGATGACTGTGGTGGGACACGTGATCGACGCCATCGAGGAATTTCGGCCTGCGCTGACGGTGATTGACGAGGGCGGGCTGGGATACGGGATTCTGGACCGCCTGACAGAGCAGCGGTTCAAGGTCAGGGGCGTAAATTTCGGCTGGAAGGCCAAGTCCAGCGTGATGTGGGGCAACAAGCGTGCCGAACTGTGGGGCGCAATGCGCGACTGGCTGAAATCGGCTCACGTACCGGCTGACCGGCAGTTGAAAGCTGACCTGACGGGGCCGAAGACGAAGCCCGACAGCAGCGGAACGGTGTACCTGGAGTCGAAAAAGGACATGAAATCGCGCGGCCTGGCGTCGCCGGACGCTGCCGACGCGCTGGCATGCACGTTTGCGTTCCCTTTGGCCCACAGGGAGTACAATGCCAAGGAGCAGCGCCGCTCGATCAGTGATCGCGGCGTGGTTTCGGCGGGTTGGATGGCTCACTGAGGGCCTCCGGGAGCGGTGATGGCGAAGAAATCCGTGTCTCTGAGCGTCGGCCGGGGCGAGAAATTGCCCACGTCGCAGGGCGCGGGCCTGACGGCCAAGGGGCGCGAGCGCTATAACCGCGAAACGGGGTCGAATCTCAAGGCGCCGGCGCCGAATCCGAAAACTGAGGCGGATAAGGGCCGAAAAGCCAGTTTCTGTAGTAGAATGAAACCTATCGCAGAAAAATCGGAGCCCGGAAGCCGTGCAAGAGCCGCAATGCAGCGTTGGAAGTGTTGAAGTGTGGTCTGACATTCAAGGTTATGAAGGCCGGTACCAGGTGAGTACGCTCGGCCGCGTCAAATCTTTGGCTCGCTATCGGCGCACAAAAAGCGGCGGACAAACTTGGATGCCAGAGCGCATTATGAGGCTGTCGCAAAAAAAAAACAATGGACGCACCAAACCATATGTTGAGGTTCGTTTGCGAAATGGCGGACTTCGAAGTGAGCGATGCAAGTGTTTTTTAGTGCACAGGCTTGTTGCCGCTGCATTTATAAAAACACTCGACTCAAATGAACAAGTTGACCATCGAAATGGAGTGCATTCAGACAACAGGGTAGAAAATCTGCGTGTTTTGCATAAAGTTGAACACGCTCAATTGCATCCATGCATAGTTCACAGGTCAATTTCTCAACAAAAAAGTAGCCAATGGCTGCCTTTTAATATGAGGTTGGCATGAAAAAACCCGGCGATCCCGGCCTCTACGCCAACATCCACGCCAAGCGCGAGCGCATCGCTGCCGGCAGCGGCGAAAAGATGCGCAAACCGGGCTCGGCGGGTGCGCCGACAGCCAAAGCGTTCAAAGAGTCGGCCAAGACGGCGAAGAAGGGGAAATGACATGCCTCTGGTGAAATCAGCGTCTTCCGCCGCGTTCCGCAAGAACGTGAAGGCTGAAATGCAGGCCGGCAAACCCCAGAAACAGGCTGTCGCCATCGCGTACAGTGTCAAACGCGAGGCGCAAAAGCCCGCGTCTGCAAAGAAGAAGTAATGGCGTACAACCGCACCTCTGACCCCACCGGCATTGCCGGGGCCCGCGTGGCTGCTGCTGGCGGCAAGCAGGACGCGGATTTTTTGGCCGAGATGCGTCAGCGTATGACGATGGCGCAGGCTGCGGTGTCGAATTCCCGACAGAACGAACTGGACGACCTGAAGTTCTACGCCGGCAGTTCAGACAATTCGTGGCAGTGGCCGCAGGACGTGCTGGCTACTCGCGGCAGTGTGCAAGGCCAGACGATCAATGCCAGGCCGTGCCTGACGATCAACAAGCTGCCGCAGCACGTCAAGTCGGTTACCAACGACCAACGCCAGAACCGCCCCAGCGGCAAGGTCATTCCTGCCGACGACAAGGCCGACCCGGAAGTCGCGGAAATTTTCGACGGCATTATTCGGCACATTGAGTACATGTCCGACGCGGACGTCGCCTACGACACGGCTTGCGAAAACCAGGTGACGTTTGGCGAGGGCTACATCCGCATCCTGACGGAGTATTGCGACCCCGATACGTTCGACCAAGACATCCGCATCGGGCGCATCCGCAATTCGTTCAGCGTGTACATGGACCCGCTGATTCAAGATCCGTGCGGTGCTGATGCGCAGTTCTGTTTCATCACGCAGGATCTGACGAAGAAAGAGTACGAGCGCCTGTACCCCAAGGCTGCGCCGGTTTCGACCCTGCTGTCGTACAGCGTGGGCGACTCAACGTCGGGCTACTGGCTGAACGAGAACATGGTGCGGATCGCGGAGTACTTCTACATCGAGAAGGAGCTTAAGACGCTGCACCTGTACCCCGGAGGCATGACGGCGTTTGAAGACTCGCCAGAGGACCGGCAGATGCGTGCTATGGGCCTGATGCCCCTGCGCAGCCGGCAGGCAGAGCAACAGCGCGTCAAGTGGTGCAAGACCAACGGGTACGAGATCCTCGAGGAGCGCGACTGGGCCGGCAAGTGGATCCCGGTGGTGCGCGTCGTCGGCAACGAGTTTGAGGTTGACGGCGAAATTCACATCAGCGGCTTGGTGAGGAATGCCAAGGACGCCCAGCGGATGTACAACTACTGGGTGTCGCAGGAAGCCGAGATGCTGGCTTTGGCGCCCAAAGCCCCGTTCATTGGGTACGGCGGCCAGTTTGAGGGCTACGAGCACCAGTGGAAAACTGCCAACACGACCAACTGGCCGTATCTGGAGGTAAACCCTGACGCCACTGACGGCGCCGGCAACTCGTTTCCGCTGCCGCAGCGCGCGCAGCCGCCGATGGCTCAGCAGGGCCTGATCGCTGCCAAGATGGGCGCCTCGGACGATCTGAAGGCCACCACGGGGCAGTACGATAGCAGCTTGGGCGCGACGAGCAACGAACGCAGCGGCCGCGCCATTCTGGCCCGCGAAAAGCAGTCCGATACGGGCACGTACCACTACGTGGACAATTTGGCCCGTGCGGTGCGCTACGTCACGCGGCAGATCGTGGACCTGATTCCGAAGATCTACGACACGCAGCGCATCGCCCGCATCATCGGCGTGGACGGCCAAACCAAGATGGCGCGTCTGGACCCGATGCAGCCCGAGCCGGTGCGCGAGGTCAAAGACCAGTCGGGCGTGGTCATCGCCAAGATCTACAACCCCGGCGTCGGCAAGTACGACGTCGTGGTCACCACGGGCCCGTCGTACCTGACCAAGCGTCAGGAAGCGATGGACGCCATGTCGCAGATTCTGCAAGGCTCGCCGCAACTGTGGGCCGTGGCCGGCGACCTGTTCGTCAAGAACATGGACTGGCCGGGCGCTGATGAGCTCGCAGAGCGTCTGCGCAAGACCATTGACCCGAAGCTGCTGCAGGATCAGGAAGACCCAGCGCTGCAGGCTGCAAACCAGCAGATCCAGGTGCTGACGCAGGAACTGCAGGGCATGATGCAGATGCTCCAGCGCGTGAACCAGTCGATGGAAGCGCAGGAGCTGAAGATCAAGGAGTACGACTCCGAGACGAAACGCCTGAGCGTGGTGCAGGCCGGCATGAGGCCCGAGCAGATCCAGGAGATGGTTATTCAGACCATGCGCGATATCATGGCGGTGGGTGATCTGCAGGCTGCGCAGCGCCAGTTTATGCCGATGGCCCCGGCTTCGCCTGGCGGCATGCTGGGTGCGCCGCAAACGATGCCCGAAGGAGTTCCGGTATGACGTGCGAAGTGTTTATTGGCCACCTGTTCCTTGCGCGGGACGTGGCGCACTCTGCGCACCTCAACACGCGCTCGTACGCCAAGCACGTTGCGCTGAATGCGTTCTATGACGGCATCATCGACTTGGCGGACAAGTTCGCCGAGGCGTATCAGGGCCGGCACGGGCTGATCGGGCCGATTGAGTTGCAGCAGGCCGCCAAGACCAACAGCGTGCTGGAGTTCTTGCAAGACTCGCTGAAGACGCTGGAAGACACGCGCTACGACGTCTGCGATAAGACCGACACGCCGCTGCAGAACATCATTGACGAGATTGTCGGGCTGTATCTCAGCACCCTGTACAAGCTCAAATTCCTGGCCTGACGGCCCGAAAGGACACCTCGTGGAACTGCTCAAGCCTCTTGACGACGCCGCCTTTGCCGCGCAGACTGCCTCGTACACCGGCACTGCCGGCAACACCGCCGGCTGGCCCGCTGGCCCGCAGGGCGTGGTGGTGTGGTGCACAACCGCGGCTTATGTCCGCGTGGGCGAAGGCGTGACGGCCACGACGTCTGACACGCCGATCCCGGCGAACACGCCGATTCCGTTTGCTGTGCCGGGTGGCACGGGTGCGCCGTGGCGTGTGAGTGCTGTCCAGATTGGCAGCAACGGCACCGTGTACGCCAAGCCGATCAACATTCAGTAACGGGCGCAACATGCCATTCTTTGGCATCCCCATCCGCAACGGGCTTTCCCTTGGTTTGGGAACCGTTGCAGCCCTCGCAACGGACTACGCCAGCCCCAATCCGGGGCCGCCGTGGGTTGTGCTCAGCAGTGCCGGCACGCCATATTCCGTTGACGAGGAAGTGAAGAACAGCGCCGGCACGAGCTATTACGTTGTTGAGACTGTGTTGTCCAGCAACGGCACCGCCTACGCACCAGTTTGAGGATCAATCATGGCCGCTTTTGAAGTCATCGCTCTTGACACTGCAACGCCTCAACTGCGTGCGCCCGGGGCGGCGGACACCTACACCTTCCCCCGCGCCGTCGAAATGCCGCTTGGCACCGCCAACGGCGTGCTCTACCTCAACGGCAGCAAGGTGGTGACTAGCGGGAGTGCGCTGACGTTTGATGGGGCTGATTTCACTTTTCAAAACGCGATCAAACTCCTTAACAACGACGGCAGTGGAAATAAGGCAGTTTTGTCAGCGTTTGCTTATGGCGGATCTGGCGCTACCGGAACGCTAACGCTTTCCTCTACCTACGGGAATGCCAATCAACAGCGGATCAAGATTGGTGTTGGCGGCACTGCTGCTACGTCGTTTGAAATTGACTCCACCGAACAAATGCGCCTCAACAGCACCGGGCTGGGGATTGGGACGAATAATCCGGGGGCGAAGCTGCAAGTGACAGGTTCCGGTAAAGGTTCAATTTTCGGATCAGGTTCAGCGATCAATTTTTACAGCGCGTGGCAATACAACAGTACAGATGTTGGATACGTTGGCAACGGTGCAAGTATTGTTGCAGGCGCCGCATCTACGGATTTTGGATTGACCGCATTTACTAGCGGTAAATTGTGGCTTGGCTCAAACAACGGCGCATCTTACGCAGTCCTCGACTCCTCCGGCAACCTCGGCTTGGGGGTGACTTCTTTTGGCACTTCTGCTGCAAAAGTTATTGGGATTGCCAACGGAACTGCGCCAACTACTTCTCCGGCTGGAATGGGTCAGCTTTATGTTGAAGGTGGGGCTTTGAAATATCGCGGCAGCAGCGGCACCGTCACGACGATTGCGAATGCGTAATTCAGCATTTCCGAAAGGACCACACCATGAACATCACCTGGACCATCGAGTGGCTTCGCACCACCCCCACCACCGCAACCCCGCCCGAGTACGTCATCGAATGCGGATGGCGCTGCACGGGCACTGACGGGGCCTACACCGGCACGGTGTACTCAACGCGCTCTTTCACCCAAGCCGCTGACCCATTCACGCCCTACGCCGACCTGACGCAAGACCAAGTGCTGGGCTGGTGCTGGGCCAACGGCGTCAATCAAGCCGCGACCGAAGCTGCGGTGCAGCAACAGATCGACAACCAGATCAACCCCCCGGTCATCATGCCTCCGCTGCCGTGGGCAACTACCCAAGCCTGACATGAACGACATCAAGATCACCCTGACCGACCTGTCCGTCAACGACGTCAACCTCATCATGGCAGGGCTGGGCAAGCTGCCGCTGGAAACCTCCGTTGACCTCTGGATGCGTCTGAAACAACAGGGCGAAGCGCAGATCAAAGATGCGCAGCAATCTGACAAACCTGCGTGATATAGTCGCGCCGAAACCTTACCGGCCAGGCTGACCGGGGATTCTTCGGAATCACATGGACGATACCCAACCTCTCGTAACGGACGCTCAGCCTGCACCGGCTGATATTTCCGTGACGGCACCCGAC